ACAGTTCCCGGCTCTGGTTCTGGCGATCAATAATAAAGTAAACTATTATCATGCATACAGTATTTGACCCTGCTTCAGTAAAAACAATTACAACAATTGCTAGAAAGTTTTTAAGAGATTTTCCTAAATTTTTTCAAGTATCGTTTAACGCAGTAGGCAGAACCTATGAACTTGGTAATCCTAACATTGACGCGGATTCTCTATGGGTTGCTACTTACACAAACAGTGCCCCAACAATAATATCTTCAAACACTTCTGCCAGTTCTTACTATTCACTAGATGCTCGTAATGGAATATTGCGTTTTAATCAAACCCCATCTGCAAGCGCAAGTATCCTGGTTGAAGGTTATTATTACGAATGGGTTCTGCCTTCTGATCTTGAATTTTACGCAAACCATTCTATTGAGCAGCATGTATATAATTTAGATTTGCCCCTTGAAAGCATGTCTTCAATTGTGATTGACACTATCGGCATGCACTGTGTGGTAGAGGCTTTATGGGGGTTGCTCACGGAATATAGCCGAGATATTGATATTACGACTTCAGAATCTGTACATATACCAGCAAGTCAAAGATTTAGAATGGTTCAAAGTTTGCTTGATTATTGGTCAAAGGTTTATGAAAAACAAGCTAAGGCTCTAAATATTGGTCTTGAGAGGATTGAGATAATGAATCTTCGCCGTGTTTCTAGAAACACAAACAGATATGTTCCAATCTATAAGTCTAAAGAACTTGGAGAGTATGGGCCGATTGAACGACTGTTTCCAGAAATTGGAGATGGTGTTATTAACATTGAAGAACCTGAAGACAAACAAATTAGCGATGTTTTCGTCACAATTGAACCTGGGGTGACTACCAACTCGTCTGCTATCTACGGAATATAAATCATGGATGGTCGCAGAGAACTTGCTCACATTCGCAAGAATTATCGTCAATATCACCGACAAGTTGGGGAAACCATAGCGTGGTTTAGTTTTATTCCTTTCTCGCCCACTGGCAGTGAATACGATGATGTGTACGATGAAGGGCCGTATGGGTCAGATGGTAAGAAATACAAAGACAAAGTAATTGTCCCAGTATTGATGGTTACTGAAACCGAAGATACGAAACGAGCTATCCCAGAAGGTAGGCAACCAGTGCAGGTAGTAAACGTTGTTTTGTCTATTGCTGACATGCGAGATGCTGGTATTGAAGAACCTTACGAATACCAAAGACACTTAAACGACATGTTTATGTATGACGCTAGGTACTATAGCGTTACCATGTACCGCGTTCGTGGTCGTGTGAAAGATGATGTTTTGGTTGTTGTTGAAGGAATTGAAGTTTACGTAGATGATGAAATGCCAAACGATCCAGGTCCTGCAGCGATGTCTGTTACTGACCTTCCTTGGCCTTCTACGTTGCCATCCCTTACCTGATAAACTGTAATTGCTTAACGAGCGTTAAGCAATACAACGCCTAGGGTTAAAGGAGTGCCAATGACTGGCAAATCTACGAACGCATCCTCTAACCCTATTGTCACAGGTTGTCCTGCCCCAATTACCTATCTTGCAGACCTTTTTCTTAATCTTGAAGATCATTTAACTAACATCATTGGCGATGCGGTATTAGAAGAAGAGAAGAGAATTAGAAAATCTTTGCCACAAAAAGAAGCAGAATGGAACTCTATTTCTAAAGACTTTAGTATTAACTGGGATTCTAAAGACCTGTCTTTTTCCTACGACGTGGTGGGTGCTTCTAATGCAAAAGCAGCCAGTTTGGAATATGGCCCTCCAGCAAAATCATTGTTAAGGCATGAAATCCTTAACGTCAATAAAACTCTTGGAAAACAAATAGACAATAACATTAAGAAATTCTTGGGTGATAAAGCGTGAAAACTGGGTTTCTCTTAGCTGAAGATGAGGCGATCAAACTACGGTTCTCCAACTGTACGGTGTCGGATGACCGCAATAATTCCAGAGAAGTAGATGTATTCTTTAGATATCCAGAAGCCGAAACTGAGCGCAATTACCCATTTATTACAATTGAACTTATTGATATCCTACATGCAACAGATAGACAACATTCCGATGTTTTAATTTATTCTGGAAATGCTGGTGGGTGGTCGGATAATCCAGCATATTTTGATTACTGGCCTAGTGTTAGCGCCAGCGTTACTGGTGGGTCAACTACGACTTTCAAAAGAACAGACGATTTTATACCCGTAGATCTTTTGTATCAAGTATCTACCTATTGCAGAACGGCTTTACATGACCGTCAATTAACGGCCCGACTATTACAACGGGTAATTCCTTTTAGATACAATTCTATTAGCATACAAGCAGACGGCACAACCAGAAGGCTTGACCTTTTGGATTGGACGAACGCAGACCTTTTGGATCAAGAATCTGGCTTTAGAAAACGCATATTTCGCAAAGTCTATACTTTAAAAATGTCAGCAGAAATCACGGGCGATACATATACCGCCATTGCTACTGCTAAACCAGTGTCTACAATTAATAGTACAATTGAACATCAACTAACAGTTTTTAATGAGTAATATCTCGTCCATACCAAAATCAAATAGGAGTTATCATGGCATATGAGCGTCCAGGAGTATACGTTTCAGAATCGGCGTTTACTACCAACATTCAAGCAAACACAGGGGTTACGGCTGCAGCGTTTGTAGGCACAGCTGAACGAGGACCAACTACACCAGCCCTAGTAACAAGCTGGGCACAATACACAAGTTTGTTTGGGGCATTGGACAATGCTTACGATCTTGGTTACGCGGTTTACCACTTTTTTGCAAACGGTGGTCAAGCAGCTTATGTTACACGTGTTGCCGATGGTTCTGCTGTAAAAGCTACTAGCACTATTCAAGGAACACCTGGAGTAGGTTCTGCTGCAGACATTTGGACACTTGAAGCTAAGTCGGTTGGCGTTTGGGGAAATAACTTAACTGTTGACTATACTTTTGATAACACCACATTAACCACACCTACAACAACTCCAAAGTTTACAAAAAATACGCTGTTTACAGTTACTGTAAAACTTGGTGGTGTACAAGTAGAAGAATGGTCTGGACTGTCAGTTGACCCTGAGCAAAACAGGTACATTACAACAATTCTTGATCTCTATTCATCATATGTAACAACAGCAAGCGTTGCTACTGTTGCAGTGGGTGCTGAACTTACAATTACCGGATTGACATCGTCTTCGTATGCAGTTACTAAAACTTTTGCAAACGGTAGCGATGGTGTTGGTTCAATTGACTCATCGGATTGGTCAACAGCTTTAAATGCTTATGACGCAAACCAGCAATCGTTAATTTTTAACTTAGTTGGTCAAACTTCATCTACAATCGTAAACAACGCAATCACTAAGATGATTTCTAGGGGAAATTCGTTCCTGGTTGTAGACACCCCATTAACGTCAACTACTAAGGCTTCATTGTCGTCAGCAGTTGCTGGGTACACACAATCAAGCTATGCAGCTGTTTATGGACCAGCTCTTAAAATGTATGACCCAACAAAATCTGGTGCTGCAGCAATCCGCAACACTTTTTGTGGTGGTGCCGTAGTTGGTGCAATGATTCGTTCCGAAGTAGCACGAGGCGTTGCAAAAGCCCCAGCTGGTTACGGTTTGGATTTGCGCAACGTATTTGGTCTTGTAGCCACACTTACCGAAGCAGAACAAGGTCAACTGTACAAAACAGAACAATTGAACTTGTTTAGTATTGTTCCTGGAGTTGGCGTAATTATTAATGGCTCCCGTACACAAGCACGAAACACAACAGATAAGTTCATCACTGTTCGTCGTTCACTCAACTTCCTAAAACAAACGTTAAAGGAAGCAACAGCATATGCTTTGTTTGAACCAAACGACGAGCGCCTGTGGTCAGACCTTAGCGTTAAGGTTTCGGCTATTCTTACTAACTTCTGGGGCACTGGAGGTTTGAAAGGACGAACTACTGGCGAGGCTTTCTATGTTGTATGTAACTCAACAAACAACACGAACCTTACGGTAGAAGACGGACAAGTAAATATTGAAGTTGGAGTTGCTTTGCAAACTCCTGCTGAATTCATTGTAATCAACATCAGTCAATTTACTGGTGGATCAACAGCAACATCTATCTAGGAGATACCATGGCAAGAACACAACGCACAGACCCTCTTCGTAACTTTAAGTTTACGGTTAAGTTTGTCCCGCTTGGCACAGCCCTCAGTACAAAACTATCGGGCATTGGCGATTTGGGCTTTGCTCAAATGGGCGGTCTTTCGGTGCAGAATGAGTTGATCGCATATCGTGAGGGTGGAATGAACACGCACCCACACAAGATGATTGGTCAATCAGATTTTCCACCAATTTCATTTGCACGAGGAGCTTTTGCAGAACAAGCTCAACTCTACAAGTGGCAGAAATTCATGCACTCATGGGTTGACGGTGGCTCAAGCGGTGAGCCGGGTGGTGCAGCGGGAGATACAACTAACTACCGTTGCAACATCATTGTCAAAGTTTTTGATCACCCGTACACTGCAGGTGACGCAAAGTATGCTTACGATAGTTCGGATCAAAACACAGTGCTCAAGCCAGGCAATATTAAATTAGCTTTTAAATTGTTTAATTGCTGGCCAGGTGCCTACGGTCTAAGCGACCTTAACGCTGGTGATAACGGTATTATGATTCAGCAGTTGAACATTCACCATGAGGGTTTTGTAGTAGCTTGGACACCTGAAGAAATTGCAACAATTGACACAGCAAATTAATTAAAAACATAGGAGTATAAAATGGGTACACAACAAGATGCATTGGCTGTTGCGGCGGCTATATCCGATCCAGTTCCACGCATAGTATCAACACCAAATACCACTTTAGAATTAGTTTGTGGCATTTTTAATGAAACTACTAAGGAGTGGGAGACTACGGCTGTAGTTAAAGAACTAACTGGAGAAGATGAGGAAGCATTGGCGGCACTAGATGCCGACGATGATTTGCTTTACGCACAATACATGGCAGCACTTTTGAAACGAAGTGTTGTCACCATTGGAAACATAAAAGTGTCTGAAAAGCCAGACATCATTGATGCTTTAATTCTAGGTGACAGGGATTCTTTGTTCCTTGCAACTGTTCGTGCAACCTACGGTGAAAATCGTGAGTACGAAATGAATTGTCCTCATTGCAAGAAATCAAACGACGTGTTAATTGAAATGTCAGAGTTTCCAGTTAAAAAACCAAAAGGTAACCCACAGGAACCAATCGTGGTAACTCTCCGTAATGGGACAAAACAAAAGTTTCGTCTTGTTTCAGGAAAAGATAGTCAGACTGTTGGCAAAAGAGCCAAAAGTATTCCTGAGCAAAATACTATCCTTATTTCTCGTTGCGCCGTTTGGGATGCCGACAACAAACCAGACGATGTTGAGAAGTGGGCTAAAAATCTTGGCATGAAGGATCGTGCTTTGATTATTGACAAGTTACTTGAAGCACAACCAGGCCCAGAAATCAAGGAGGTGGAAGCCCACTGTGCCCATTGCGAAAAACCTTTCCCAATCGCACTAAACTGGGCCTCCCTTTTATTCGGCTAATCTAGTACATACATATTGGGATTACGATGCTATTGCATCTGTTTATAAGGGCTTCTCGCTCAACGACATACAAAACATGACGGTGCGTCAACGCACCTATTGGGCGGCGATGAGCCGTTGGCGTAGACAGGAGTAATCATGGCAGAAAAAAACTTAGGAGACTTAAGAGCTAAATTTAAAGTTGACGTTGATCAAATGGACAAGTTGGTCAAGGGTGTTAAATCTATTCGTACCGACTTTGATGCCTTGTCTAAAAGCCTCAAAGGTGTCAACGCACAATTAGCTCAAACTTTAAAACATCTCCAAAGTATCAAAGCCGCTGGTGGTTTACCTGGAAGTGGTAGTGGTTCAGCAACGCCTTACGCAGTTTCATTACCACTTGGTGATCCTAAAAGCCAAACTCCATCTACTGGGAGCATAACTCAAAACCAAGCTTTTGTTCAGGCCGCAGTTCCTCTTATTCCTAAGGGTGGTGGGGGAGGCGGAAAAGGTGGCGCCCTCGCAGCACAAGGTTTGCAGTATCTGACAATGACCATTGATGCAATGAACCAAAGAATGGACAACAACTATGACCGTTCTTTGTCAGCTGACAAATTAGGCGTTTATTACCAACAGCAACGAGGCATATCGCAAATGCAATACATTGGCATGCGCCAAGATATGACTGGTCAAAGACTTGGCTATGGTGGCATCAGTACTCTACTATCCATGCAAGCACAAACAGGATTAAGTGCTGCAGGAAATGCCGCTGGTTTTGCTGGGTTGCGTGCTCTTTCTGGGTATTCAATTAGTACAGATCAACTTGCACAACAAGCTGCCACGCTTGCTGGACCTGCTGCTAACAACAGATTGACGATGATGTTGGGCACTGGTATGTACGGTCTCGGTGGACAACAACGTTCAATGGATAAAGTCATGCAACAAATTGTCCAACGGACGGGTTTAACAAACGAAGGAAGACTTGCTGGTGCTCGTCAAGCAGGGTCCAACACTAGAGCTATGTTAATGGCTTCCGGTGTTCCGGAAGACATGATTGACCAAATTTTGGATTATGCAAATGCCAATATTCAGTACCAAAAGAAGACTGGCAAAACAACTATGTATGACCCGTCTAAAAAATCAGACCGTCAAATCATGGGTATTGAGAAGAATTTTGCAACACAAGCTGAAGAAACAGCCCGTGTTAAAGAAGGACGTGATGAGAATTACTACAAACGCCAAGCAGATAACTTAGCCCAATTTGAAAAGAATACTCAAGCAGTTACTAAGGCACTTGGGCAACTAGAAGAAACTTTAAGCGGCCTTGTAGGAGCAAACATATCCTCACGAGGAAGCATCCTACGAAAAGCTGGTGGAGCAGCACTAATGGTTGGAGGTGCATTAATGGCTCCTACGTCTATGGGAGCAAGTCTTGGTCTTAGTATGCTTGGAGCCACAATGATGGGTGACCCACCTGAAAGCGGTGTAAAAAAAGGCGGTAGTGCAAAAGTACCAATGGGGTACAGCAGTCCTGCAAAGCGTGTGAGTCTTGGTGAACTATCAAACTCTACAAGTTTTAGAACATTAAACTCTACTTTTAAAGATCGTTTGTTGCGAATGTTTGCAGACAATCCTAATGTTGGTTTGGGAGTTGGTAGTCGTTCCGAATCTGAACAAAGGACTATGTTCTTAAGCCGTTACAAAAAAGTAACTGATGGTTCTGCTGGTGATGTTGAGTGGAATGGCGAACAATACAAACATATTTCAGGTGCACCTGCTGCTCCTCCGGGTCGTTCTATGCACGAGATCGGTTTGGCTGCAGACTTAGTTGGAGACCTTGATTGGGTTCAAGAAAATGCATCCAAGTATGGACTAAAAACATTTGGAAAAAACTTGGGAGAGCCATGGCACATTCAACCAGCAGAGCTTCCAGATTCTAGATGGGAATACGAAAAACAAGGTTCTAAGTGGGGTCAACCTGCTGGCACTTCTAAAGGTTCAGTAAAGCTAGACCCATCTACTGGCAAACCTACAGGAGGGTATGTTGTAGGTGACAAATATTTTGCAAAGTATTCTCCAGGTGGTCATGGTGGCGCTGAAACATTTAACCAAGTAAGTATTAGCGACATTGTTTCAGGACCAGGAAACTTTAGCTTTGACAAAATGGATGGGGCTGCTAGTTCTGGCGTTGTAAGTAAAGCGGCTTATGGAGAAAGTTCCGCAAAGAGTCCGCAAGGTGCTGGAACAACGCCTGGTGGGGCGATGGACCCAGCAGAAATTGCCCAATTACTAAGCCGTCGTGGTTTCAAAGGTAAAGACATTACAAACATGCTTGCTATTTCTTGGCGTGAATCAAGGTGGCGACCTGGTGTTCTTGCAGACGACTCTGACGATTTGTCCTACGGACTATTTCAAATAAATATGAAGGATGATAAGTCTGTTGGTTTAGACCCAATTAAACGCAGACAACAATTTGGTATTTCAAAAAACGAAGATCTGTACGACCCTAAATTAAACATTAAAGCTGCACGAATTTTATTTGGTGGTGGAAACTATTCTCCATGGAATAAAGAAGGAAACCCAATGACGGGAACGGCAGAAATTATGCCTAAAGCCCAAGCCATTACTCGCCAACTAGGTCTTGACCAAGGTGACCCTATTGTAAACGAACCTACTCGTGGAGGTACAACAGTACAAGTTGCTGGTGGTACTAGTGTTACAATTGCTCCGAACATATATGTGACCTCCACTGGAAACAACTCGTCAGACGCAAGACGTATGGCTGAAGAAATAGCCCGATTACTGGATAACGATCTTAAACGAGAATTGTTGAGGACAACCTAATGGCTGTGAGTCGTGAAGAACAAAAAGAAGCACAACTAAAAAGAAGCCGTAGCAAAATAGGCGTTGCCGCCCCAACACAAGTGTTTAATGATGCTCAAACTTCTTACTACAAAGAAGGAAACTTAGAATCTCCAACTACTCGTTTGCAAGATAATCCTAATTTTATATTTCCTGGTCCAACAACCCGAACAATGGGTGGCGCCCCGTATAAACCAGTACGTGGGTACATTCGTAGATTAAATGAATTCTACAGTCGTATGGGAGAAGGGGCAAGCGACATACAAGGTCGTCGTTGTAACTTTCAGTTTCAACCAGAAACTATTGTGCGCAGTGTAAATGCAAACAGTTATGACACACAGTACTTTTTTAACCAAAGACCTGAGCAATTAACTGTACCCATCCCCGGCCAATCCACTTACGGTTTAAAGCTTTTGTTTAATCGTGAAGCAGAAGTAGCTTCTGGGTACTACATGTCTAGGGGTCAAAAAGTAAAAGGCAAAAGTTTTTCTTCTGTATATAACCCACTTTTGGAAACATCCGAAGATATAGCTGACCTACTTGAAGGAAATTTTGACCAATCTTGGGTTACTAAGATTGGTGTTCTTGCTGACATTATGGTTTTGGATGGAGTTATTGGTCAAGGTATAAGTAAAGAAACTTTAACTACTATCAAAAAAATTGCCGAATCAAATGCACAAAACCCAACCGAACCAGTTGAGGGAGAAGAAAGCAATGCTGATGAACAAGACAAGGATGCGACATTGGCAGCTGAAGCTGCATCTTATTGGTTGGATGATACTAGAAATAATGCAAATTTAGGTAACCAAGCTTTCCTGGTGCCAACTCCAGTTCGTATTGTGTTATCTAACCTTATGATTATTGAAGGTTTTGTATTGGAAAGCAGCGTAAACTTTCATAAATTTTCTAAAAAGTTTGTTCCAACACAGGCAACTGTAGAACTAAGTGTGCAAGCTTTATATATTGGTTTTGCTAAAAAAACAACTATTCTTACGCAAGACCCGTCGCTTACTGAATCTGGATCGGCTCCTGATGAAAAAACAAAAACAGAAGCTGACATAGCAGTAGAAAAAGCAACTTTAGATGGTGTTAAGTCTTTTTATAAATCCGTGTCTCATCATAAAGGTGGCAAGGATTTACTAAACTATATACTTAAACCGGACCCGCAACAAAGTTTTAATTTTACGTTACGCTTAAGTGAAGCAGGTTTCAATTACAGAATTAATACATTGTCAAAAGCTGGCGGAGGTGAGCCATCTTTTCACTGGACAGGAACAATTTCAATGTATTGGGATTCATACGTATCTGGAGCAAGTAATTCAAGACAACCAACTAGGACTTCGGCTACTGGAGGAACCTTAACTAAAGGGTATCCTGCTGGGTTTGAACAATGGGGGACAATTAGTAACCCGTTAGTTATAGCAACAGGGGCTGGTCAAATATACGAAGATCTTCCTAACGCAGTATCTTTACTTGATGATGACATAGACCACATTATTGGAGATAATGATTCTGTTGCATTTGGTCTTAGTGCTCAAGAAGAGGCAAAATGGGACATGAATCTTCCTGCTGCAATTAATCCGCGACCCTTTGAACAAGACAAATTTAGAGTGCAGTTAGAAATTAAAATCACTCTTCAACGATTTGGTGTTTCTTACCCAGTTGGGCAAAAAATAGTTTACGATCAAGTTTCAGCTTGCGGAGATGATGTTTTATTTAAAAAATTAAGTTTTGCTGCAACATCGCAAACATGACAATTAATTCTTTATCTCGTTACACCACAGAAGTGGCTAATGACGGAACTGTTGTTGCTGTGCGTAAACAATATTCTGAAATACCTATTCAAATATACATTGTGAAGCCTGGCGATACTTTTGAAAATTTGGCAGCCAAAATATATGGAGATAGTTCTCAACATTGGAGATTATTAGATTTAAATCCGCAAATAGATTTTACATTTGATCTAAAAGCAAATGACCGTATTCGCGTGCCTCTATGATTTTTACAAATGCAGCAATTGACAATCCACTGGTAAACGTAGATGTTATAGGTGGGACTGTACCAACTACTCAAATAGGAAATGTTGAACTTACCTTTTCTGAAAATAAACATGACATTGCTACTATCACGTACGGCGGATTTCCAGGAATTGCAGTAACCTCTTATAAAGGATTACCAGTACGTATTACTCTAGGTAACAATGAAGCAAACATAATTGAGTTTATTGGTTATGTTGCATATGTTGAAATTGAAGCACAAACAAGAATGGGAATAGTAAATGATTCTTTAATTCAAATGGCCAAAGTTGTTTGTTTTGGGAGTAGTTATGAAATGAAACCTTTAAGAAACACAACGTATGCTAATAAAACCATTAAACAATTAACAGAAATAATTGCTTCTAAATACAATTTTTCTTATTCCGTTCCAAACAACAAATACATTTTTTCGTTAATACCTCAACAAGGAATTAGTGATTGGGAATTATTAGTAACTACCGCAAACAAAATAGGGTATTCAGTAACAGCAAACGGCACTCATATATCTGTATATGATCCGTTTTCTTCATATGTAAAAACTGCCCCAATAACTACATTGCGAACTTTAAGGTCTGATTCAGGAATAGAAAAACGTCCTGGAAACATATATCAACTTAATGGTTTCTTTGGGGACACTACTCCACAAGGAGCAGCTGCTAACTGGGTTTTAAAATCATTAGACAATCTAGGAAAAGAATCCAAATATACGTCGTCGCAAGATAGACCTAGCGGGCTTGGCTCCAAGGTTGAAAATAGGTTTACGCACGAAATTGCTATTAATACAACTTCAAAAGACGCATTGGAACAATTTGTTAAAAAATATACAAGGGATTCGTATGGGATGACGGCCCTTGTTAGCGTTGTCGGTATCTCTACGGCAATGCCTGGTCGTCTTGCTTTTATAGATTCATATAATTCAGAGTTTGACGGGTATTGGTTAATTGAAGAAGCAACCCATCATGTAAACGAAAAACACTACATTACAACACTTAAACTAAAAACAGATTCTTTAAACAAAGCCCCTTTGTCCATAGCAAAAGAGTCTTCATATAGAACATCAGTGCCACCAAAACTATCTAATCGTGTTTGGAAAGCCAGCAAGGAAGAAGCATATGTATACTGAGGTTTTTCAATCCTATGTACACAGAGCTATTGTTTCTGCGTCTGATCCGAATACGGGTGAAATAAAAGTACGAATACCTTCAAAGTTTGGCCCGGAGTTGACATTAGATATATCATTTATAGGTAGAAAAAAAGTAGATGGCGTTTGGCCTGTACCAGCAATTGGTGATCAAGTCGTGGTTACTACTGATAGCTCTAATTACACGAATATTTTTATTCTTAACCTTAACCCCTCACCTACTCCAGTAATTGCCCAAACAGATGGATATGGATCTATTCTTTCTGTTCAGGTCTTTAGTTAAATTAGGAACTTTATGTCAATTATAAAACTGCCATTAAACATTGATTCATCTGGAAAACTTGCAAAAGTTGCAAAGCTTGATGACATAGTTAAACAAAAAGTTTTAGATTATCTATCTACATCTATGTTTGAACGACCCATGATGCCAACATACGGAGGAAATACTAATGTTCTTTTGTATGAAAACTTTGACCCATTAATTTTTGAAGAATATAAATTAGAGGCACTGCAAGGAATGCAAAGAAACATCGCTGGTGCTCAAATAACGAACTTGATAATTAATGGACCAAACTCTCTACAAAATGATTCTACAATTAAAATTACTGTGGAATACCAAATACCAACCTTTGGCAAACGACAAGCAACCATTGATGTAGTTTTGCCAACTGACCTAACTGAGGATTCTGTATTATGACAACTTTTGACTACACTAACCGCGATTACATTTCAATTCGCAACGATTTATTGAATCGTGCTTCTGTAGTTTTACCTGAATGGACATCTCGTGATAACTCAGATTTTGGCATGTTGTTTGTTGACCTTGTGGCGTACATGGGAGACATCCTTCATTATTACGTAGACCAAGCTGCTAGAGAATCGTTCTTAGAAACAGCTACTCGTCGTTCTTCTTTGTTAGCGATTGCAAGCTTGTTGGACTACATCCCACACGGCAGAACGGCAGCACAAACATCAATAACTTTAAATGCAACAAATTCATTGGCTACGGATGCAGCACCAATATTGATTCCTGCTAACACTAAGTTCACTGCAAAACCTCTTGTAGAAACTGCTGATTCTGTAATCTTTACATCTAACCAAGCAATTGCTTTTAATGCAACTGGAATTGCTATTACAGGGTATGTTACTTATGCCAAAACAACTCCTGCTTTGTTAAGCCTAACTGAAGGAGAATTCTTTACAGAAACGTTTACAAGTAATGGTCAAATTTCTCAAACATATACAATTTCTAAAACTGGCGTAGTTAAAAGTTCTCTAGTTATATCTGTTGCTGAAGGTGTTCTTGGAGCATCTGTTCCCTATACACAAGTAGACAGATTGATTGAAAACACTAATTCCGACAAAGTATATGTGGCAAATATTGAGGCCGACGACAGTGTCGTTATCAGCTTTGGTAACGGAATTCACGGAAAAATTCCATCCACTAACGCTGTCGTAACTATTACTTATCGCAGAAGTCGTGGGTTGGCTGGAAACGTTGAAGCAAATGCTGTAACTGCTTTTTATTCGTTGTCAAATGCTTTTGGACCAACTTATGACGGAATTGTAATTACGCCAAACACAACTCGTGCCTTTGGTGGTTCTGATTCAGAAAGTATTATTTCATTAAAGACAAACATTCCGGCATCGTTTAGGTCTCAAGATAGAGCTGTCTCTTTACAGGACTACGAAGAACTTACTTTGCGCGTTCCAGGAATTGTCAAAACAAAAGCAGAAATAGTTACTGGAGCTACTGCAAAACAAGGAATAATTACAAACAAAGCCAAAACCTCATCGGTTGCTACGTTAACAACAAGTGCGAATCATGGGTTATCGGTTGGTGAGTATGTTGGAGTATTTAACGTTGATGATACTTTTGACGGCACTTATGTAATAACAGGTACACCTACTCCTACATCTTTTACTTATGCTCTTGTTTCAGCAAGCGTTGCATCCGCAAGCGTTGCATCAACTGCAACATATAAAAATGCACAAGTTAAGATTTATGCATTAACGGCACAAGACACATACGATGGTACGTTGCCCGTTAGCCCAACAACTAGTCCTCTTACTTTAGACACAAATTACAGGGATTTAATTTATGATTATATTGTTCCTAGAGAAATTGTTGGAGTCAATTCTCTTGTAATTCCTAGTGTTGTTTTAGATCTAGTAAAAATTACATGCAATGTATCTGTTCTACCAAGCTACATCCAGGATGCAGTCAAGGAAGAAGTAGAAATTGCAATTAAAGCATTGTTTGAATTTGACGATGTGTCGTTTGGTCAAACAATAACTCTTGGTACTTTGTACCGTGCAATTTTGGATGTAGATGGCGTTGACTATGTCAGCATCTCACGTTTTACTACTGGCGCATCTAGTGTAATTGATACTGCATCATTAATACCTGCAGTTGAAGGAGTTCAAGCTGCAACAAATAGGTTGTTGTTGCTTTCTCAATTAGCTGTAACTGCTAGTGGTGGAGTTGCTTCTGTCTAATGGCATATAAATCTTTTAGGATTCGTCGCGTTGACTTAATTTCAAGTCCTGACGCCAACCCTTTTGGTTCGTATGTTCGTGGTACAGATACAGACGCTCCAATTGGTCAAACACGTCTTGATTCGGATAGTTCTTTACGAGCAGATGGTTTCATTGCCCCAGTTGGTGTGCTGAATATTGATGCAACATTTGAAGCAACAGCAACAACCCATTCCTCAGTAGACCTATCGTGGTCTTCATTCTTAATTGAGGATCCTGAAACTATAGGATCTGGAGATACTTCCATTATAGGTGTTGTTGTTGTTTATTCTAAAACAGGTGCTCCTGAAACAGTTGCCGACGGGTTGATCATTAAAACACAAACTTATCTAGACACAACTTACGCAGTAACTCATTATAATGTTCCTTCAGGGGCGTGGGCATATTATTCTCTATTTCTACATTGGAATCAAAACGGAACAGGACCTTCTGGTATCAATTGGTACGAAAGAGTTGCAACATTACAAGAATTGGTGCCTTTTGACCATCATACAACCGATGCTTTATGGAAACGCATACCATCTCACCATCGTGTTTCTGACACTAATGGAGCTTCTACAGACCCAGAAGGTTTGTCACGAGGATACTTATATCGGTTCTTGGACATTTTTGGATTTGAATTTGACCGTGTTAGAACTTTGCTTAACTCTGTAGTTCAACAATACGATCCTGAGAAAACAGAAACAGAATCTATAGACCAATTAGCTACTATGTTTGGTTTAGAGGTTTCTATTCAGGATTTAGGAACATCACGAATCCGGCAAATATTAAAAGACATTGCTTACTATCGTCAACGAAAAGGAACTCTTGAAGCAACAAAACAATATTTGATTGCTGTAACTGGTTCTGAAGTTGATGTCATTGAATCAACTAGCAGTCCTCGTTACACATTTAATATCCATGCCGAAAAAGCAAACCTAGTTGCAGACTCGTTGTTTGTAATTGATACTGGAACTAAAAAATGGAATTTAACAACAGAGACTGCTTCTGTTGCTTATACTAAATCAGGTCAATATCTAACGGTCACCAACTCAGGAAGTTCATCAGCACAATTTGCTTTGATGTCTACTGTTGCTGTTCCCGTAAAAGACAATATTGATTATTGGTCATCTATTGAAATTACAACAGCATCTGCTGGAAGTATTTGGGGTGCTCAATGGGCATCTGCATCAACGTCATGGTCTAACTGGTCAACCAGTAACCAAAGCGATCAAATCATTCCTGCAAACCTAAGTCCAGCTGGTAGAAAAGTAATACTAGCGCCAACACAAAACACCACGGCTATGTTGTACCCAGTTCTTATTCTTGGTTTAGCGGCTGGTGCATCAACCACAATAACTAAGTGGATGGTTGAGCCTAACTCTTACGGCCCGTTCTTTAATGGTGATTCAGACTTTGGCGGTTTTGTTTATCAAAACAATTTTGCAGACCATCAATGGTCTGGTAGTCAATACGCATCTTATTCTACGTATTCAACCAACAGAAAAAAGACGCAAGAAACCATTGCTGAGTTGTTGCCAAAATTGTTACCAGTCACTATGCTTCTTGACCCATCCATAGACAAAACAATTAACTACGATTGGATTCCAGGAAAAACATGAACTATATAATTTGTGCACTAGCCGTTTACAAACTGTTACAAGTAATTGATTTGCTTTTACCTAAAGAGGCAATGCCTTGGGTAAAAGTTTTAGCGGGAGTCGTTGTTTCTTACGGCGCTTCGTTTGTTGTTGAGGTAGATAATCTTTGGGTAGGCGGTTTAGTTATCGCAACACTTGCTGGTGTCTGTCACACGGTGCTACGCTGTCTGACTTATCTAGGAGATATGGCACATAACAAGTCTTTAAAGTAGGAGGACAACATGCAGAAGTCTAGGTATTACCTCATTGCAGGTACGGGTAACGCAAGTGCGAATGTAATTGAAACTGG